CCTTGCATGGGCTTGGCCGGTCGCTGTTCCGCAGCGGCAACGTGTGGTGAATTTATGTTTCGCGCTGTACGCCTTGCGGCGGATCACCACGCGAAGATTCTGAGTTGTGTAAAGAGCAGCGATCTTTCGATCTGGGCCTTGTTGCTTGGCCGTGATTGAATTTAAGCAAGCCTAAAACATTACGTCAAGCATTCTTAAAAAATAATTTAAGTGCGGCTAAATTCAGGACGAAAATAAGCATGTAGTGGCCTGAAAATTCAGTTGCACTGGTTATTTTGGTATGCTTAAATTCGGATGCAATCATAAGGAATCCACCCATGAAGACACAGGAAGCTGCTGATTATTTCGGCTCAAGAGTGAAGCTGGCGAAAGAGCTGGGGGTTTCCCCGTCTTCGATTACCGGCTGGGGCGAATATCCGCCACTGCCTCGCCAGTACCAGATTCAAGTTCTAAGCAAGAACAAGCTCAAAGCAGAACCGCTAGCAGCCTAAACTGACTGCTGGATTTATGACGCTAGCACCCGCTAGCACAGATTCAAGGCAAGGCGACAAACGGTAACAAAGAGTACTCGGGGCGAAAGACCAGCCCCCCAGCGTTGAACCGGCGGATGGATTAACCACCAGAGAGCCGAGTAAGACCAGCCACCGCAGGGTGGGGAAGCTGCAAGCAGGTGACGGCAAGGGCCGGTGACTGTGGAGGCGCTAGGGGATTCTGGAAGAGGGCGGCCCTGTACAGCACCAAGGCGTCACTGGAGCTGTGCCAACCCTGGCGGCAAGTGAAGGTTATCCGGCGAGAACCAAGCCGGAGAGTTTAGGCGGCAGATGTCGGCCTATCCAGCCAGGTATAGCGAGTACGAAGGACAACGCTTTTCGGGTTTCAAATTCTGTGGGAGTGCCCTCTGACCTTGTTATGTCCTGAGCACACCACAAAAGCCCCCAGCCAGCCTATTCAGGGGTTGGCTTGGATGTAACACCGCAGCACGACACAAACGGCTGAACCGGCCAAAGGCAGCAAACCTAAGAGGCAGCACGATGATTACGATTGATGAAGGATTCAAGTCACTGATACCGCCACTGGCACAGGAAGAAAAGCGCCAGCTCGAAGAGAACATAAAGGCTAACGGCTGCCGCGATCCGCTGGTGGTATGGAATGGCTTTTTGGTAGACGGTCACAACCGCTACGAAATCTGCACGCGCCTTGGTATCGACTACAAGGTTGTCACTCTTGAACTGGCAGACCGCGCAGCAGCGGAAGACTGGATGGATGCCAACCAGCTTGGCCGGCGCAACCTTTCGCCTGACGCCTTCAAGATGCTGTTGGGGCGCAGGTATAGCCGATCTAAAAATCCTGCGGGCGGGCGCGAAGGAAGGAATTTTTCGGCGGATCAAATTGATCTACCCAAAAGCACAGCAGCCCGCCTAGCCGAAGAGCACGCCGTTTCTGAACCGACTGTAAAGCGGGCCGCAAGGTTTTATGAAGAAGTCGAGCGTACCCCTGAACTGAAAAAGGCTGTTGAAGAAGGCCGCCCAGTTTTGCAGGTTAAGCGCGAGCTGAAAGAAAAAGCCCGCGAAGAGCGCCGCGAAGAAAACCGCGCAAAGATTGCAGCGCTTCCTGAGCCTGAAAAAGTCTTTTCTGAATCCAAGGCTTCGTTCTCAACCATCGTTATTGATCCACCGTGGGACTGGGGCGACGAAGGCGATCAAGATCAGCTTGGCCGCGCCCGCCCTGACTACTCAACCATGAGCTTTTCACAGTTGCTTGATTTGCCTGTTGGCGATCTGGCAGACACAGATGCGCACATATACATGTGGATCACCAACCGCTCATTGCCCAAAGGCTTTGCGCTGCTGGAAAAGTGGGGCTTCCGCTACATCACCGCGATTACATGGGTAAAGCCTCACTTTGGCATGGGCAACTACTTCCGTGGCCAGACAGAGCATGTCTTGTTCGGCGTGAAGGGTAGCCAGCCGCTCAAGCGCAAAGACGTTGGCACTGTGTTTGAAGCCCCGCGCGGTAAGGGTGGACACAGCAGCAAGCCTGAATCTTTTTACGATCTTGTTGAGTCGTGCAGCCACGGTCCATACCTGGAAATGTTCTCCCGCTCTGACCGTAAAGACTGGGTTCGATGGGGGGAAGATGACTATGCAGCCGCTTGAGTATGGATTCGAGCAACAGCTAACCATGTCTAGTGGTTACGCAACTTCCGCAGACGTTAAGTCAGTAATTTTGCAGAACATCCCGGGCGCTGTCGGGGTTTCTCAGGCGGCCACTGTAAACGACAAGCAAGGCGTTGATTTTTGGGTGGAGCTATCCAGCGCAAGGCACTTGGCAATTGACGCGAAGGTAAGGGCGAAGGACTGGGCAGCAAGCAACCCTAATGAAGATGACCTCGCGCTTGAGAGTTGGTCAGTAGTCGAGAAAAACGTAATCGGATGGACCAGAGATTCAAGCAAACGCTGCGATTACATCCTGTGGCTTTGGACCGATACAGGTCGGTTCTGTCTTGTTCCGTTCCCGATGCTGTGCATGGCGTTTTCTGTCAACTGGAAAGACTGGAGTAAGCGATACAAGACGCGGCAGCAGTTCACGCCGCGCGGCAATGGCGGGTATCACAGCGAGTGCATTTTTGTGCCGCGCCGTGATCTGTGGGCTGAGATTTACAAGCTGTATGGCGGCGATGGAAAGCTAATTTCCAAAGCAGCATAACGAAAATAAGAACGCCCCAGTAAGGCAGCAAACCATAGAACCGGGGCGTTACTCACTAGGAGTAGGGCAATTATGGCGCAAGAGTTAAGGCAATACCAGCTAGACGCACTGCAAGAACTCCGGTGCGGGATTAGAGACAAGGTTGGGCCGCAGATACTGATGCTGCCCACTGGCGCGGGGAAAACAACGGTGGCGTCCGCTATGAAGCAGGGCGTCGTGGCAAGGGGCAAGAGGGCGTTCTTTATCGTGGATAGCCTGGAGCTGGTCGAACAAGCCGTAGAGCGGTTCGTTGCCGATGGTCTGGATGTTGGCGTTATCCAAGGCAATCACGAAATGACCAACTACCGCCACCCGATCCAAGTTGCCACCATCCAGACTCTTCGCAGCCGCTGGCAGTGGTTGGCTGACTGCTACAAACCCGACCTGCTGGTTATTGACGAATGCCATGTGTTGCATAAAGCACACATCGAAATTATGGGCGAGTGCAATAAGCGCGGCGTCCCTGTTATAGGCCTGTCTGCTACCCCGTTTCGCAAAGGACTTGGCAAGCACTTCGGGCGGCTAGTTGTCGGCACTACGCTGGCGGACCTTACCGAGCAAGGTTATCTGGTCCCCGCGGTATGTTACGCGCCATTCATCCCGGACCTGAAGGGCGTCAAGACAAGTTCAGCCGGTGATTGGGCAGACGATGCGCTTGCGGATGTGATGGGCGATGCAAAGATCATGGGTGACGTGGTCCGCCACTGGATAGAGCTTGCAGAAGGCCGGCAGACGGTTGTTTTCGGATGCAATGTCGCCCACAGCCGCGAGCTTGCCCGTCAATTCCAGAATGCAGGTATCAAGGCCGCGCACGTCGACGGCTACATGGACCTTGATGAACGCGAACCGATCATTGAAGGCTTCCGCGCTGGGTCAATAACGGTCCTGTGCAATGTGGCGGTACTGACCAAGGGATTTGACGCGCCAAGCACATCCTGCGTTGTTCTGGCTCGACCTACCAAGTCCCTGATGATGCACTATCAGATGATGGGCCGCGGCCTGCGCCCTGCTGATGGCAAGACTGACTGCATCATTATCGACCACGCCGGCAACTGCCTGCGGTCTGGAATCCCTACTGAGCCGCTGCCTTGCGAGCTTGATGATGGGAAGTTTGCCATCTCGGACCGGCGCGAGCGTGACGAAGAGCGGCCAGAGAAGTTGCCGCGGCCTTGCCCGAAATGCGCCTGCATGTTTTCCGGTGCCGCTTGCCCGTCTTGCGGGTTCGCGCCTAAGCCGCACGAGGATGTTGAGTGGATCGACGGGAAGCTGGTCCCGCTGGGTGAAGGCAAGAAGTCAAAAAAGCTGACGACCGCGGAAAAAGAATCGATCTATGCGCAGTTGCTCGGGTACGCAAGGTCGCATGGCTATAACCCTGGCTGGGCCTATCACAAGTGCAAGGAGTACACGGGAGGCATCGCACCGCGCAACACCCGCAGCATTCAAGCCGCAACGCCTTCGACTGAAGTGCTTGGTTGGATCAAGCACATCAACATCAAGAACGCCAAGCGGAGGCAGGCAGCATGAAAACCAAAGACGCCATGATTGGCCGCTGGGTATCTGCGCTGCGTGACTACGGCCTGACCGATCAGCAGTTATCCGGTAAGCACTGCCCTTGCCCCATCTGCGGAGGACATGACCGCTTCCGGTTCGACAATCTTGAGGACCGCGGTACTTGGTTTTGCAGCCAGTGCGGATCAGGTGACGGTATCAAGCTGTTGCTGTCTGTTACCGGGAAGGACTTCAAGACTCTTGCCGCGGAGCTAGACAAGAGCATAGGCAACTACAAAGCGGATTCTAAGCCTGCGCCAGTCAGTAGCGCGCCAATGCTTCAGCGGATCGGCAACGGCCTGCAACGTCTTGGCGACATTGATCCGGTCACTGTGTACCTGCGCAGCCGGTCAATCCGCAAGATCCCGCGGGAACATCTGCGATTCAACCCGTCAGTGTTCCATTGGGGCGAGGGCCGGACCATGCCCGCGATGGTAGCGGCAATGCGTGACGTTTCCGGCAGGGTTCTCGGCTACCACCTGACATTCCTGCAAGCCAGCGGAGAAAAGGCCGCTATCGAAGCGCCGCGGCTTTATACCAAGGGCAAGACGGGAGAGTGCGTTATCCGTCTGAGCGAGGTATGCGAACACATCGGCCTGGCTGAAGGCATCGAAACAGCCTTGAGCGTTACCGAGCTTTACGGCCTGCCGTGCTGGGCGACTGGTGACGCAGCGCGACTGGCTAAGTTCCTGCCGCCTGAAGGCGTCAAGCAGGTGACTATTTTCGCAGACGTGGACCACAACTTTACCGGCGAGGCCGCGGCGTTTGCATTGGCGCAGCGTTTGATTCGTGAAGGGCTGACTTGCGAAGTGCGCCAAGAGTGCCCGCGGGGTTCCGACTACAACGACTTGCTCAGAAAGGAAGCATGAGATGGACATTGCCGACATCGCAAACGACTACGAAGACATCCGCCGCCAGAAGCTAATCGACTCCCGCGAGCGCTACGAAGGCGAGAGCGCAACCGACTGCGAAGAGTGCGGGGTAGAGATACCTGAAGGCCGTCGAATTGCCGTACCTGGCTGCAAGCTGTGCCGGGACTGCGCGCAGATTCTTGAGATAAAGTGGGGGACTCGCCGTGGATAACTGCATAGATTTTCGCACCAGCAAGACCGAAGCGGCAGACCTGCGCGAGCGGCTGAAAAACGAGATCGACTGGCTAGAGATTTGCGGCTGGGCAGTGATCAAGGAAGGCGACGGCTTGCGGCTGCGGATGGCTGGAAGGCCGGACAAGATCGTCAGGAACGGGGTTATTCATCATGGCTGAGAAGATCCGCGTC